CCTTTATCCATAAGTTCTTTAGATGTAGTTACTTTCTTAACTGCACCAAAGAGACCTTCTAATACTAACTTATGTGTCTGAGTACCGTCTAGCGTTCCAGTAAAACCATATCTATACTCACAATCTTCTAACTTAGTCATCATGGATGTTAAAGACTTGGACTTAAAGTTATGAGCTTCATCTCCCATAACACATCTAAATTGATTAAACCAAGGCTTAGGCATCTTATAGATAGACTGCCATGTTGATACTACTATGTCTTCTAAAATATCATTGCGCCAAGATTTATCTTGAGTACCATCAATTACTCTTATATTTTTTTCATAACCATATGACTTAAAGTCAGATTGCATTTGATATACAAGGGATGTAGTTGGAACTATAACTAATATTTTTTTGCCTGACTAAATCATCTTCTTAGCTAGAAGATATATGATGAGTGATTTACCTGATGCGGTAGGTGATAAAAGTAGAGCTCTTCTTGTTCTCATAGCATGAGCAAAAGCTTCTACTTGATAATCTCTGGGTTCTAAATTGGTTGCTTGTTTACAGAAGTCGTATGCTTCTTTTACTGAATAACTATCATCATGTAAGTCATCATCCAAATCTACTTCATAATCTCTATCGTATGCAAACTTTCTTATATAAGGAATAAGTCCTGCATAGAGTCTTTGAGTAGCTACATTGAATAAACGTATCTTACCATCCCAGAATTTATTTCTAACCTGAGGCATAAACTTAGCATTAGGGATAGTAAACGTAAAATATTCTTGGAGCTCATATGCAATACCAGGCTCACAAATTACTTTAACGTATGCTTCGTTATACTTTTCTACGAATATTTTCTCTGTCATATACTTTCTTTCTGAGGCTACTTGTAGAGAAATTATGATCTCTATTATTAAAGTATAACTTTATGCCTCTTTTTTGGCAGATTTCTTTTCCAGTAAATTCTTTATTCCTATACTCATCACCTAATATTCTTACATCAATAGGCAACATACTAATAATATCTAATAGATCTTCTTCTGTAACATATGGAATTATTTCATCGACGTAACTAATAGCTTGAAGTTGTGTATATCTTTCTACTATAGTTTGAATGGGGGTATTTTTTTCTTCTCTATCTAAAGATGGGTCTATTTGCAGTCCACAAATAAGATAATCGCATTGTGATTTAGCTTCACGTAACATAGCAACATGACCGGCGTGTAGCAAGTCAAATGCTGAACATGTGAAGCCAACTATCATTTAGGGAAGTCTCTTGCTATTTCATTACATCCTAATACTGCCATAAACAATGTATCATTAGAGAGTGATTGGTAATGTGTTGTATCTTTAGGTAGACATTTACCACCAAAACCGAATTTACCATCAGGACCAGGAACATCTAAATGCGTAGTAGGATCAATATTTTTTTTAAGCAATTGCTTTACTGTATAATAATTAACATCATTTTTATTACAATTATCATTTAGTATATTAGCAAAAATAACTTTCATGCTTAAAAAGGCATTACGTGACATTTTAAACATTGCAGCTTCTTTAGCTGTTACTTCTGTTACTTTAGTTTCTCCTTGTAACCAAAATGTAAAATAACTAGAGCCAGATCTACCAACAACATTTTCTACTTCAGGTTGTGATAATTGATCTTCCCATGTAATCTCTCTTAAGAACTCAGGCCACATAGTTGGTTTATCAAATTCATTTACCTGGTCAGGTCCTATTGTTGATCTAATTATCTGTTCACCATCCCAAGTACCATATTCTTCTTTAAGAATAGAAATATCTAATTTGCCATTCTTTAGATTAGTAGGTAAACAATAAAAAATAAAGTCATATTCTATATTTTTATTTGCTTGATATCCTTGTTCAGGATCATGTATATGTATATCGATGTTAAATTGTTCTAGATATCTGGCTGTTGCTTTACCAACAAAGCCGTATCCAACCACTACACAATTCATTTCGGTTTATTCTCCTCAATCCACTCATCCATTCCATGATAAGGTGGTACATTCTTTAAAGCTTTTTCTGCTGCCCATTTAGCTCTATAAATTTTTTTCATACAAGCAAAGCCATTATAACCATCTAAATTAGGATCGTGCATAACACCTTCCCATAAGTCTATAGCTTGCTCAACACTCTCTATTGGAGTTTTATCAATATATGGCATTATATGCCTCCCATCTTAAATTTTTCCCAATCAATAGCAGCTCTTAAATTGTAACCTCTTGTGTTTAATGAACGTATAGCATTGTCTAAAAAATCTACTTTTTCTTTTTGATATGCTATTTTAAGATTAAGACTGACAATATCTTTATCAGCATCTATATACTGAGGTATGTCTGCTCTAAGTATTTTTAATGGGTTGGGTTCCCATCCAAGATCATTTAACTCTTCATAGTCCATAGAACCACTAAACCACTCATACTTATTCTTTTTTAGAACTTTAAAATCTTCTTCTAACTTTCTTAATGTAAGTCTTTCAGTAGAATAAAAATTAAAGTACTTAGAATGTAATTGTGGTATTTTTAAAGCTTCTTCTCCAAGTTCTGTTCTATCTATATCAGAGTCAGCTTTCCAGTTTTCGAGTAGTTCATCCAGAGTCATAGTATAATTATAAGAGCTTTTTAGGCAGAAATCAACTCTATTTCAAACTTTTCATATCTAAAAGAAGCAACACACTCAATGTAGGATATATCACCGGCTCTAAGATCAAAGGCTAATTCTGATAGAGTTGAAGGAAATAGACCAGTGAATTTAACTTTTATGTTAGCATTAGTGTTACTGTTATGTATTATTAAAGTACCATCAGATAATATCTCTTTATCTCCATTAGGGTTAACTCTCCTATCTTCATCAGCAAGAGCTTTGTATTGATCAAAGCTTTCAGGAAAACCTAATGCTTGTATCCAATAGAATAACTCTCTATAGGATTCCATATTTTCATCTACTCTAAATCCAATCTGAAATTCAGTAAAGTCAATATGATCACCAGCTAATGGTATTTTAACGAAAGGTGTTTGTACTTCAGCAGCGTTTAAAGATACAGCAGGTAATAGAACACTTTGTACAAAAAAGTTTACATTAGGTAATTTGTTTACAATAAACGTAAACTTAAGTGGTGATAAGAAATTTAAATTACTAGGCTGTGTTGATAGTGCTGACATTATTTTACCTCGATAGTATTTATCTTATTTGGATCTAATGATACTGATACTCCACATCCGCATGCAGCTACTTCACGAGGGTTGTTAATTTTAAATTGTGAGTTGAGGCCCATCTCTTCATATGAGATAATAGAACCTCCTAGATAGTTTGCTGATAAATGATCTACTATTATTTTAATTTGTCCAAAGTCTATGAGAAGATCTGACTCAGCGATTTTATCATCCCATGTAAAAATATACTCATAGCCAGCACACCCGCCACCAGTAACCCCAACACGAATAGTATCTCTGCCCTCATTTTCCGATTTCTTAATCGCCTCAGCCAATGCTTCATTTGTAAAATCTATTAGCACGTCCTTTTGCTCTCCCAATCTTCTATAGCTTTTCTAATACTATCTTCAGCTAATACACTACAATGTAGTTTGATTGGAGGCAGTTCTAGTGCTTCTGCTATATCCTTATCTTTAATTTGTTTTGCTTCTTCTATTGTTCTACCTTTTAACATCTCAACAAACATAGTAGATGATGCAATTGCAGATCCGCAGCCATAAGTTTTAAATTTAACATCTATAATTCTATTACTGCTTGGATCCATTTTAAGTTGTAGTTTCATAACATCACCGCATGCAGGTGCACCGGTCATACCTGTAGCTACCGTTGGGTCATTAGGATCATATCTACCTACAGAGAATTGCTTAGGTGAGTTTAACACCTCTTCAAATCTTTTTACTACTTCTTTACTGTATGCCATTTTTCTTTTCTAACTCTACTATACGTTTTTCTAATTCTTTATAACCATCGAACTCATCTAAACATATAGGTGGATGAGCATCTCTTTCTAATATAGCTATTCGTTTAGATATATTAGGCCACTTTTCATGAAATTTCTTTTCTTGTTTAATTAAATCAATACCAAGTTTATCTTCACACCATTTATCAAGTTTAAGAAGATATGGTTGCATAAAGCTTAATATTTTAGACGAGATTATTTTCATTAACAATGGCTTAAGTAATTTTATAAGTAATGTTAACATAGTATCTGACCCTACTACATAGACGATTATACAGTCTAAATGTTCTAATTGCAACTATATTTAGGCAAAAAGACAAAAAAAGAGCCCAAAAAGGGCTCTTTTAGTATAAGTAACCGAGATTACATTATATTGTTAACAAGTACTCTTCTGTAGTATACATTTGAGTCTTTGTTTAATGCACCGTTTCCGTATGCTGTACCTTCAGCAAATGGGTTAGCAACAACACCATACCTAGTTTTGAAACCAATCTTAGGTTGGAAAGTGTTCTCACCAACTGCTCTAACCATTTGTAGAGGAACATATGGACAGTAGAATATACCAGCATCAAATGCTGAAGATCCTTTATATCCTAATGTGTAATAATTACCAGTAGTATATGGATCGATGTATACTCTATATCTTCCGTTCAATACACCAGCAAAAGTATTGCCAGTATCATCTACTTGTAAGTTATTAGAGTTAAGTGCAGGAGTGTAATCCAAAACGCCAGCCATTTGAAGAGCTGAAGCCACGTCAGAAGATGTTATAAGGACATTACCCTTTCCTCTTCTTGTGTCTTTTGCGATTTGGTTTGCATCTCTTTCAATTTGGAACATTAAGCCTTTGAACTTCTCAACAGACCATCTACCATTTGAATCAGTATCTAAATCAAATGTTCCTTGAGTTGTTGTGTCGTCCTGAGCACCTTGCTTAGCAACAATGTTAATTGTTCTAATAATCTCTCTGTTGATTTCTGCTAAGATTTCTGTAGAAAGAATATTTGCAAGTTCTGTTTCTGCATCAAGACCATGAATAGCTCTTAAGTCTTGAGCAAGTTCCATTGAGTATTCAGCTTTAAGCGCTCTTGAGCCGGCTGTAACACTAACCTTCTCAATTGAGAAAGCCATTTCTGGGAAAGCAACGTTAGATGCATTTCCTAGAGCTTCAGCTTGGTTTGTTGACATAGCGTCACCGAAGTTATAAGCACCATTAGCTGCGTTATTAGCTGCTGCAGGAACTGAACCAACGTGCTTGTCACCAAGTGTATTAGCGTTAGCTACGACTGAAGAGAAGCTTGTATTTGCTTCGTTATAAAATGCTTCTGTAGCAGAGTTTGCCATTGACTCATACTTAGATCTCATTGCAAAAATAAGACCAGTAGGACCAGACATTGGCTGAACACCACACATGTCATAAGCGACAAGGTTAGGCATTGCTCTACGTACTAAGCTGATTAAAACAGGATCAT